TGAGTTGCTTCATGTGTTTCTGCACGATTTAATGACTGTAGCGCAAGACCCTAAATCATCTCAAGATGAAGTGGAAATGCAAGAGCATAGAGTCATTAACCTTTTAGAAAAGTTACTGTCTAAGGATACCAATGGGCGCTCATAATGAAACCTGTACCGACATGGAGTTTATCCAGTTGTGGGGTCAACTTCAATCTGCACAAAGAATGGCAGAACACCTTGGTATAAATAACAGGGCAGTCCATTTACGCAGAAGGTGGATCGAAAAAGAATACAACATGACCCTCAATGCGAAAGACCATCGAGGTGATCTGTATAACAAAAACAGACCTAAGTCTTTCTCTCCTTTAAAACAAGTAGAACTTGGCATCCTAGATGGCACTGTCATAGTCTTCTCTGACGCTCACTTCATACCTGGTCAACGAACAACAGCATTTAAAGGGCTTCTATGGGCTATCCAAGAGTTCAAGCCCAAAGCCATTATCTGTAACGGGGATGCGTTTGATGGAGCTTCTATCTCTCGCCATGACGTAACTGAACAACCAGCGACTACTGTTATTCAAGAATTAAAGGCTTGTCAGGGTGCGCTTAACGAAATAGAGGAGATTGCAAAGTCTGTCCGACATAATGTAAAGCTACTGTGGACATGGGGTAATCACGATGTTAGGTTTGGCAATCGTTTAGCCCAACACGCACCACAGTACAAAGAAGTATTAGGTTTTAAGCTGACAGACCATTTCCTAGATTGGGAATTCTGTTGGGCGGTATGGCCTACCGAGGATGTGATTATCAAGCACCGATACAAAGGTGGTGTTCATGCTACTCATAACAATACAGTTAACGCTGGTGTGTCAATCGTTACTGGACACTTGCATAGCCTCAAAGTCACGCCATTTAACGACTATAACGGCATTAGATACGGGGTAGATACAGGGACTTTGGCTGAGACTGATGGCCCACAATTTACTTACGCTGAGATAAACCCAAGTAACCACAGATCAGGCTTTGCGGTGTTAAACTTCTTCAATGGTCAGCTTTTATGGCCTGAACTCGTCCATAAATTTGATGAGGATCAGATTCAGTTTAGAGGCGAAGTGATTGATGTAGGTGCATTTTGAGTGCCTGGTTGATTGCTTTGACAGGCTTGATCTACGCTTACATAGCGGTAGAGCAGTTTTTGAAGGGTAACCCGCACATGGCGATTGTCTATGCAGGTTACGCAAGCTCAAATATCGGTCTTTACCTGTTGGCTAAGTAGCTTATAGGCTTATTAGGCATTTGTCCCTTGCGGGGCAACTTCTTCCTTGGTTACAGTTCCCATGACAAGGTGGGCAGACTTTCATATTCCTTACATAAGTAGCAAAACTCTGTGCTGTGTCACCAAAGGGTTTCATTTTGTCAAACTCTTGGGCTACTTCTTCAAGAGTATCGTTTCGGGTTTGGTTTTCATTCATCTGACCCTCCGCAAAGGCTCTTGGTACTTCTCAGGCGGTGGTGGCAGCATCTTCTCTGAAGGTGGAGTCCATCCAAACTTTCTCCATATTGCTTGAACGTCTGATCCCGAAGACCACTTAAAGTCTTTGTTTGGCACAGAGGGATAACTAATCTTGGAATAAGGTGGTTTTTCTATCATTTTTTACATTTCATAATTCGTTGATTTCTGCCAAATTTGCCACGTTTGACACCCGTTACTTCAATTAAATCCTTGTCTAACAAAGCACGATACCTTGCTGTTATTGAGGAATATGGGTAGTTTGGATACATCTCTAGTATCTCGTCTGATATACACCCCTCTGGATGGCTTTTAATGGCCTCATAGACCATTTGTTCTAGCTTGGTGCTATCTACTGCTTGAGCCGCCTGATGGCTCGTTGTAGGGTCTTCCTTGCGTACCAACTTAAAAGGTTCAGTACCAAAGAATCTCTCCATCGAATCTTTCATGTTATTAAAAATATCTCTCATCATTGACTCCTATTGGGTGAGGGGAAAACTGCTCGTCTGCAAGCTAGGAAAATCCTTTGCACAGCTCTCCCCTCGGGTTTATATTAACTCAAAACGGCAGGTCTTCGTCTTCAAAACTAGCCTTCTTAGGGGCTTGTTTGGGCTGATAGTCTTCTTTGGGTGATACTGCCAAACCCATGAACTTGCCTGATTTGCCCTCTTTAATCCATGCAGATAGCCAGTAATCCTGACCACCCACTGTGATATTTCCTTTGTAATCAGGGTGTTTCTCTGACTCTTTTTTATCGTTCTTGAACAAAACGCCTGAGTTATCTTTCTTTTCCATTACATTTCCTTCGCTTTCTTTAACGCACTTCTTACTTTACTGGGTAGGAGTGTCCACAATGCAATCTTTTGTTCTGCATCGAGGTTCTCTCCTTCCAACTTATCCCAAGCTGCCTTGGGGTCACCTTGCTCACAGGTAGCAATCAATTCAACTGCCATCTCTTGCAAGTACTGTAATTCCTCTGGAGGAATATTATCTTGTGCGCCTTGAGTAGGGCTAATGATGACCTTATCTTCTTTCAGGGGAGCAGAAGAGTCTAAGGCATCGTGTTCAACGATTTCCATTGCTGAAACCCACAGATAGCGCCTGGTATACGTTTCTACCGCACCAAGGTTCTGAATCGGGTGGCATCCCTTTAGATTGGCTTCTGCCATAGGGCTTGTCAGCTTGATCTCTGTACTGTCTTCAGTATCGGTAATGGTTAGGGTTGCTAGTTCTTTATCGAACGATACAACACCGCACAGACCTACTCTGGCAAAGATTTGATTGATTGTTGGTAAAAAGTCACCAAGCTCGAAGTATGAATACCCCGCAAACTTGTTGTGGCCTGACTTCTTTAGTGGTGCTTGTTGCAAGAGAATCCTTGCATCCATTAACTTTTTATGTACACCCATGATTAACTCCTTTGATTTTCATCTAACTCTTGTTGAATAATTAACTTTTGTTGTTCAATATATAAATCCTTGAACTTAGTAAAGTCTGCTTCTTGGCAGCAAACTATTTTATCCCCTTTGATTGCCAGGCAATAGGGGCAGTAGTGTATGTCTGAGAAATGTTCAGAATACTGTTCAAATAGTGTTTTCATTAGTGGAAACTCTCGTAAGCCATTGTCCACAGAACATCACCCGCCAGATCGGTAAGTTTATTCAACTCATCTTCTGTCAATGGTGTTCCATCTTCATAGCATCCACTTGAAAAGTAGGCATCAGCAAAGTCTGGAAAGTCCCTGCTATCTACTCCATCTACTTCTAGGTCTACAACCTTTTTTCCATTAAGAATTGGCATTATTCGCCCCTCGCTTTCATCATTGCGTCTGCCATAGCGTAAGCATTGATTGAACATTTTAGATTTGCATCTGGATGTGGCATTCCAAAAAATGTTGTTTCAGAATCTATGCGAATAAATTCTTGCATAGCCTTAGCCGCAAAGTAGTCACGCAAGGTCATTCCATTCCACGTAGGCAAATGCTCTTCATACTGGCAAGGAAAAGCTGGTTGATGTTTCATATTCACTCCTGTAGGTTTATTAAAATGTGGGTTTTTTGTTGCCCACACCGATAATGTGCCACATGGATTCCTGAATTTCTACTAGGGTTTTCCCGTATTTACGCAACTTTTTTCTATGCTAATCTAAAAAGACTTGTCCTATTAATAAATAGTCCCTCTGTCCCCTTTCCCCTTCTCTTCCCTCTTATGAACATCGAAAAAATTGAACTCCAATGTGCTGAAACCTTGCTTGCTTATGCAGAGACAATGGCTGACGCTTACACCAACCAACCAGAGGACACAGAGGCTACTTTGACCGCTTTAATTGGCAGAACACTAGAACTACACCTAAACCGCAAAATCAACCTGGAGAACCTTTACAAATGACCCAAGAAGCAGTTATCAGAGCATTACAAAATGGCCCACTTACTTCCTACCAAATAGAGGACTTAACTGGCATCCCAAGACTATCCATTGCAGCTTGTTGCACAAAGATGAGCTATAAGAAGAAATTAAAAATTGGGAAAATTAAGTTGGGTCGTTCTTGGGTTTCTCAGTACACGTTAGAGCCACACATGATTGAGGCTGAAAAGGTAGAAGAGCCTCGTGATCTGCTAAACCCTTTTGACATCAGAAACGCTAAAGGAATCTTTACTAAGTCTGAATATGCGTCTATGAACGCCCAAGCTATTCGTTTGTTTGGCAGAAAACCAACAAATGAAATTACCAACAATCAATTTATTTGATACAATGTTTTGAAGCATGGATAGATACGAAGTCATGAGCGTATCGAAAAGAGAGCCTCCCCTCCTTCCATTGTTTCTTTTTGCAAGAGGGAGGACAGAGCGAGGAAAATATTATGGCTACCAAAGTCGACATCTGGATGCCGCTATACATAGCGGATTACCTTTCTGCAACCTCAAGGTTGACCACAGAACAGCATGGTGCATACCTGTTGCTCATCATGGATTATTGGAAAAATG